AGCTCAGGGAGGTCCTGATGACCGAGAAGCAGCGCTTCTGCGGCGGGATGAAGCCGGTCCGGAGACCGGAGCATGAAGAGGAGCCTCACCAGGCCCCTCCGCTGCCCGTGCCGGATCCACTGAAGCGGGACACGCGGCCGCTGTAGAAGGGCACCGGAGAGGAATCAGTGGAGTGATGCTTTCCCTTATCTCGATGGTGGTTTCGATTTTGGCTGCCATTGTGTCGATCGTGTCAGCCGTCATCACGAGCCGGATCAATCGCCGATGACCCTGCGCCCGTACCAGCACACTGCGCGGGACAACACCTTCCGCGACTGGGCCGCAGGCCGTCACCGGCTCGCGCTCGTGCTGCCCACCGGCGCCGGGAAGACCGTCATCTTCTCCGAGATCATCCGCCAGCACCGGACGCTGCACCCCGAGCTTCCCGTGCTGGTGCTCGCCCACCGCGACGAGTTGCTGCAGCAGGCCAAGGAGAAGATCGAGCACTGGGTGCCCGGGATCCCGGTCGGTATCGTCAAGGCAGCCCAGAACCAGATCTACCACCCGATCATCGTCGCCAGTGTCCAGACCCTCGCCCGCGGTCGCACCGCGCGACTGCCGCCGGTCGGCCTGGTCATCGTCGACGAGTGCCACCGCACCATGGGCCCGAGTTACCTGAAGGTCCTCGACGAGCTGGGCTGCCGCCGGCCCGACGGACCGCGCACCCTGGGCGTCACCGCCACCTTCACTCGCGAGGACACCAAACGGCTCACCGACTTCTACGAGGCCGTGCCCTTCGCCCTTGACCTCGTCGAGCTCATCCTGCCCGACCCCGTCACTGGCGAGTGCTACCTCTGCCCGCCGCGGTTCCGCCGCGTCCTCATCGAAGGCCTCGACCTCTCCGGCGTCCCGCTCAGCCGGCTCACCACCGGCCGCGACTTGGCCGCCACTGAGCTCGCCGACGCCATGGACCGCGCCGGCGCCCCTGGCGTCGTCGCCGCGGCTTACCACCGGCACGCCGCCGATCGCTCCGGCATGGTGTTCACCCCCACCGTCGCCAGCGCCCAGGACGTCGCCGACGCCTTCAACGAGATCGGCATCTCCGCCGCTATGCTCTCGGGCAAGACCTCGATGCGCGACCGCCGACGGATCATGGAGGGCTACAACGCCGGCCGGATCCAGGTCGTCACCAACGCCGCGCTCCTCGGCGAAGGCGTCGACGCGCCGATTACCAGTTGCGTGGTCGTCGCCCGGCCGACGCTGAGCAAGACGTTGTTCCGGCAGATGGTCGGCCGCGGCCTGAGGCTCTACCCGGGCAAAACGGACTGCCTCGTCCTCGACGTTGTCGGCGCGACCGGTCGTAACGACCTGAAGACACTGAATGACATCACCGATCTCGCCGTGGACATCCACGAAGACGAGGACCTTGCTTCCGCGGCTCGGCGTGTCCTGCCCGCTGAGCCGCGGATCTCCACTTTGGACGGTGAAGGGAAAGTCTCAGGAAGCCTGTTAGCGGTCGACGTCGACCCGTGGGCCTTGGAAAAGGCGCGTAACCGGCCGAAGAACGCGGCCGGTGAACCGCTGACTGATGAAGAGCTCGCCGCGATCCAGGAAGCCAAGGACCTCGAGAGGATCCGCAAGGAAGAGGAGGCCGAGCTTCGCAAGAAGCGCCGGTACAAGCACATACCGATGCGAACCGGCTGGTTCCTCATCACCAACGCGGGGCATCACTTCATCCAGTTCGAGACGACGTCCGGCCAGAAGGGCTTTATCATCGTGGTAGCTCTGCCGGATGGGCAGTTCGCCGTGGCACTACACGATGACAACGTGCCGGACTCGATTCTCACAGTCAAGCCGTACGCCGCGGACGCGATGTCTGCCGCTGTGACAGCAACGCTCACCCTGGTGCAGGAAGCTGTCGAACGACACAGGGTTGACCCGGATGCGTCGTGGCGGCGTACGCAGGCCGGCGAGAAGCAGATCGAGCTCGCGGAGCGACTTTCCCGTGGCTCTGTGGATTTTGAGGAGTACCACTACAAGGGACAGGTCAGTGACTTCATCACATGGGGGATGTGGCACAGAAAAGTGGATAATTTTGCCAGCCAAGTAGTCCAGATGGTCACGTCGTCTGCTACGCTGGCAGCGACATCTACATGACATGGCATGACAGCTAGACACAGCAAACCCATACGAGTGACAGGAACTTCGCCATGGGCGGAAAAAGGAAGCTGCTCACGCAGACACGCAGAAAAGCACTCGAGAAGGAGATGACGGACGCCCTCATCCGGGGAACGTTCACCACGAACGGCAGGCCGCTCGACGAGATCCTCGACGAAGTCAACACTGGCATCCAGGAAGGCCGCTACCCCATCGAGGTCGATCTCCAGACCTTGATCAGCATCTGGTCCGGCACGTCGGCGTCCACCGTGGCGCCGACTACCGAGCAGCCGCAGCCGACGAATCACGGCACGGTCGACCAGATCCAGCAGGCCGTCGCCCAGCAGAACGGGCAGCCGATCCCGGTCAACGTGCATCAGGGTGGTGCCGTCAACGGGATGCCCGCGGAACAGTGGCAGGCGCAGCAGGTGGCTCAGGGCTACGGACCGACGCCCGAACAGGCGGCGGAACTGGGACTGCCCGCATCCGCGCCAACCGTGCAGACGGGAATGCTGGCGCAGGCCGTCGGCGTCGCACCGGGACAGGTGGTCCAGACGGCTCTCGGTCCCCAGGTAGTGCAGCAGCTCCCGCAGGAGCAGTACCCGGTGCCGCAGCAGCACATAGCACAGCCGATGAGCCTGCAGCAGGCACAGGCCGCGATGACCGCTGTCGAGTCGATGGAGGTCGGTGAGCCGCCGAAGGAGCCGCCGGTCGAGATCGACGCTTCGCCGGTGGCCGACTGGCTCGCCATCGCGCAACAGGCCAAGGCCAAGATCGACGCGTCCAAGGACATCCTCGAAGCGGCCAAGGCCAACGCCGCCGCGTATGCCGATCAGGTCGGTGGCCCGGACCGGTCCAAGGTTCTCGTGCTCAATGGTCACCCGGTCATGCGCCGTACGTTCGTCAAAAAGAAGGTCTTCAAGAAAGAGAACCTCTTCGCGGCGCACCCTGAGCTCGACGAATCGGCCTTCACCGAGTACACGCCGTTCTACAAGACCGAGCTCTTGTGACCGCCGCGGGGCTGGGCACCTACGTCTCGCCCCGCGGCACGATGTCCGGTGGCGATACCCAGCTCCGGGATCTCTTGATCGATATCATTCTCGATCAGGAGAACAACCGTCCGCGGTCGATGCAGACTGCGCTCGGTCCCTCGGAGATCGGAGATCCGTGCCCGAGGAAACTCGCGTACAAAATCTCCGGGATGCCCGAGCCGGAGTCCTATAAGGATGATCCGTGGTTCGCGATCATCGGTACCTCGGTCCACACCACCATCGGCTCCGCGCTGGAGCGGCAGAACACGCTGGCGCTGGCCCGAGGTGAGATGGCGCCGTGGCTGATCGAGCAGCGGGTCAACATCCGGACAGGACTCGACGGGTCGCTGGAAGGCAGCCTCGACGCGTACAACTGGCTCACGCAACGGGTGATCGACCACAAGCTGGTCGGTGTTACCTCGCACCGGAAGTACCGGCGCTACGGACCGTCCAAGGTGTACCACACGCAGATCCAGGCCTACGGTGTCGGAGCTGTCCGATTAGGACTCAAGGTAGACAAGGTGAGCATCGCCTTCTACCCGCGGTTCGCCGGCATCACCGAAGCACTGTACGTCTGGACCGGGCCGTTCAAGCCCGAGCTGGTCGAGAAAGCCTTGAAGCGACTGGACATCATCACCGAGCTCGTCCGGCAGCTCAACCCTCTCGGTGACCCGGGCAAGTTCCGGGACATCAAGGCCGTGCCGTCGGAGGACTGCAGGCTGTGCCCCTGGCTCCGGCCGGGAACCGACACCGGGGACACGTGCCCCGGCAATCTCGCAGGCATGACACGAAAGACAGGAACGACATGACAGCACCGACCGGCCTGGGGCAGTACGTTCCCCCCGCGGCCTCCCAGGGTGACCGCATCCAGGCCCAGCAGATGGTCGACCGACCCATCCTCGTCTGGGTCCGTAGGACCCAGCACCTCGCCAAGACCAAGTTCTCCGCGACCGGTGGCGAAGCGGTCTACCTCGACTTTGTCGACCTCTCGAACAACCAGGTCTTCATCGAAGTGATGTGGATGGCCGGAGCGATCGTCGATGGACTCAAGCAGTACGCCGGCGACGGCTGCGCGTACCCCGTCAAGGTTGTCCGCGTCGAGGGTGGCGCACACGGCTCCTACAACACCATCAAGTCGCTTTCCGACGACCCGCAGTGGATGAACCACGTGCTGGCGAACCTGCCGACCTTCCAGCAGATGGTCGCCCAGACCCGCGCCCAGAAGGAAGCCGAGTGGGCGACCGCCATGGCCCAGGCCAACCAGCCCCCGGCGATGCCCGGAGCACCCAGCGGCCCGCCGCCTGCTCCCGCGCTCGCGCCCGCCGGCGCCGCCGCGCCGCAGTACCAGCAGCCGGGCCAGCCGGCGCAGTACGGAGCCCCGCCGGCTGCGGCACCGCCGCAGCAGTTCCAGCAGGCGCCACCGGTGCAGCAGCCCGGCCAGTACGGAGTCCCGCAGCAGCCCGTGGCGCCGCCGGCCCAGCCGGGCTACGCGCCCCAGCAGTACGCGCCGCCGGCCCAGCAGCAGCAGCCCGTGGCACCGCCGGCCGCGGTCGCGCCGCCGCAGTACCAGCAGCCGATGCAGCAGGCCGTGCCTCCCGGGCCGCCGCCCGCGGCCGCCCCGGTCCAGCAGTACCAGCAGGCGGCACCGCAGCAGCAGTTCGCCCAGGCCGCGCCGCCTCCGCCCCAGCAATACGGGCCGCCGGCGGCGACCGGCGCCGTGACCGGCCAGACGGTGGAGCAGCTGCAGCAGGCCCTCAACCAGATCGGCTAAGCAAACGGCCGGTGGTCAAGTCGCAGGTAACACCGAGCATCACTCCGTTTCAGGGCCAGCTCCCGCGGAGCTGAGTGCCCAAGCAGAGAGCGACTGGACGGACTCGGGACCACACTATCGGCTAAGCTGAGCACGTCCTGGTGGACATCGCGACGTAGAGCCCCGCTCCAGCCCGCACGCAGGAGCGGGGCTCTCGTGCGTCCAGGCCGTACGCAGGAGCGGGGCTCTCGTGCGTCCAGGCCGTACGATGATCTGCATGCGGGCGAAGAGCTACACACCGGACGAGCCGGACGACGAGGAAGTCCTCGATCCGTTCGACTACGCCGCGAAGGCCTTCGAGCAGCAGTCCGTCCCGATCATCGCGTTCTACGACGATCCCGTGGGGTTCGTTGACGAATTTGTCGACTTCACCGATTCGGTGTCCGGCGCCGAGAAGGGACTCACTGACTACCAGCGCGAGATGCTCGACGAAGTGCCGAAATTTGGCCGGGTCTGCACCCGCGGCCCACACGGTCTCGGCAAGACGACCACCAACGCGCTCACCGTGCTCTGGTTCGCCATCACCCGCGAAGCGGCCAAAAAGGACTGGAAGGTCGCCACCACCGCCGGCGCCTGGCGCCAGCTCGAGTGGTACCTCTGGCCCGAGATCAAGAAGTGGTCACGGAAACTGCGCTGGGACAAGCTCGGCATGTCCCCCTGGCGCGAAGGCACATCCGGTGAACTTCTCTCGCTCTCCCTGAACTTGACGTATGGCAGCGCCTTCGCCGTTGCCAGCTCCGACGAGAAGAAGATCGAGGGCGTGCACGCCGACAGCGTGCTCTACATCTTCGACGAATCCAAGGCGATCCGTCCGCAAGTCTTCGAAGCCGCGGAAGGTGCCTTTTCCGGCGCCAAGGCCAGCACCGGTGAGCGCCCGGCCTCCTCGCCGGCCGAGCGTGGACTCGAGGCCTACGCCGTGGCCACCTCGACCCCTGGCGAGCCCCAGGGCAAGTTCTACGACATCCACACCAACCGCGACAAGCACCCCGACTGGCACGTCAAGCACGTCACCCTCAAGCAGGTCATCCGCGCCGGCCGGATCTCCGACGACTGGGCCGCCGCCCGAAAGAACGAATGGGGCGAGGACAGCGCCCCGTACCAGACCCGCGTGCTCGGCAACTTCTACGCCAGCTCCGCCGACGCGGTCATCCCGCTCGCCTGGGTCGAGGACGCCATGGAGCGCTGGGACGTTTGGGTCCGCTCCGGTCGTCGCAAGTTTGCCCAGACCAAGGTCCTCGGCGTCGACGTTGCGCTCGGTGGTGCCGACTTCTGTGGCATCGCCCATCGCCGCGGTCACATCGTCGAGAAGATCGAAAAGCTCAAGCTCTCCGACACCGTCAAAGTCGCCGACTCCGTCGAAACCCGGATGGGCGGCGGCGACGAAGCGGTCATCGACTCCATCGGCGTCGGCGCCGGCGTGCTCGCCACCTTGCGCGAGCGCGGCCGCAACGCCCGCCCCTTCACCGCCAGCAAGAAGTCGTTCAAGAAGGACCAGTCGCGCGAGCACGGCTTCCTCAACCGCCGTGCCGAGATGTGGTGGGCGATGCGCGAGCTGCTCGACCCCGCCTTCGAGCCCGACGTCGCCATCCCCCGTGACGATCAGCTCATCGGCGAGCTCACCGCGCCGAAATGGGACGAGACCGCCAGCGGCAAGATCAAGGTCGAGTCCAAAGAGGAGATCCGCAAGCGCCTCGACCGCTCCACCGACCTCGCCGACGCCGTGCTGCAGACCTTCGCCAGCCGCGAGAGCGAGAGCGAAGCGCACGCCGAAGCCGATGGGGCTGGCTCCGGCACCACCGCACTACTCACCGCGGTCCAGCAGTTCCAGCGACCCGAAAACCTCGAGGGATTCGAACCAGGAGCCGTTGGATCCGGCGCGCTACCGTTCGGTAGCGAAGGCGAGGCCCTCATGTTCCAGCAGTGGGAAGGACAGTTCTGATGGCACGACGATCCGGCGGGGCCACCCGCGTCCGACCGGCCGACGTCGTCGAGCTGGCCACCCCGAGCGCTGTCCGTGAGCCGGTCGAGCCCACCAAGGAGCTCATCCGACGTGCCGTCGACGTCGAGCGCGGTACGCCGTTCGACGTCACGGGTATGGACGCGCAGCCCTGGACCCAGCTGGCGGACGACGAATTCCTCGTCACCACGATGTCCGAGCGCGAGTGGATCGAGGACGTCAACCGGATGCTGGCCAGTGGCGGCCAGCCGAGCGCCGTGTTCGCCGCACTCACGCTCCCGATGCGCTCGGCCAACCTCACCATCGAGAAGCCCGACGGCGACAAGGGCCAGACCGAGTTCGTCCGCGAGGTGCTCTACAGCTCCGGCCAGGGTGACGGTATGCGCCCGGACCTCGTCGGCATCGTCGCGCAACTGGCCGTCGCCACCGCGGTCCGGAAGACGTACCACGAGATCGAGTGGACCCGCCGCAAGGACGGCCGACTTGCCTACTCGAAAGTAGCTTGGCGGCCGCCGCAGACCTGCGAACCCATCCGCACCCTGGCCAACGGCGAGCTCATGGGGTTCCGCCAGTACATCGACAGCCGGGTCTGGAACGACCCGCGCTTCCGCCGCGACGTGGTGCGGATCGGCAACGACCGCCAGGACCAGCTCGGCTACGTACGGATCCCCGCAGTCCGTGCGCTCGTGCACGTGCACGGGCAGCACCGCGACCCCATCAACGGCGTCTCCGACCTCTCCGTCACCCACTGGGCCTGGACCCTGCAGCAGAAGATCCTGCTGATGTGGGCCACCTTCCTCGACGGCGCCAGCCTCCCCAAGGTCGCCGCATACGGCCGTGACAAGGGCGAAGCTCAGAAGAACGCCGCCACGATCGCCAGCTTGCGCGGCTCCGGCGTCGTCGGGCTCATCCGCGACGGCCTCGACCCCAATGAGCGGCTGTTCGACTTGATTGACAACTCCGGCGCAGGGGCCGCGCAGTTCATGGAGATGGTCACCTACCTCGAGCAGCAGATGACCAAGTCCGTGCTGGCCGGCTTCCTCGACCTCACCAGCAACGCGACCCGCGGCATCGGCTCCTATGCCCTCAGCGCGGACCAAAGTGGCCTGTTTCTGACCAGTCGCCAGGCCGCGGCCAAGGAGCTGGCCGCCACCGTCACCGACCAGCTCATCGCGCCCCTGGTCCGGGTCAACTTCGGTAGCCAGGCCGCGGTCCCCCGGCTCGTGTTCGAGCAGATGGGCCAGGAACAGAGCACGCTGGCCATGCAGATGCTCCAGCAACTGGGCAGCGCCCAGAACATGAGCGTCCCGCCCGGGTTCCTCGACCTGCTCATCGAGCGCGTGGCCCAGTTCCTCGACCTCCCCGACGACAAGGTCGAGAAGATCCTCAAGGAGCAGGCCGAGGTCCGGCGCACGCTCGCCGAGCAGATGGGCCGGACACCGGAACAGAGCGCGAGCCCCAACGGCCAGCTCACCGACCACGTCAACGCCGCCCAGGACGCCATCAACGCGAAACAGGACGGGCGTCCTGTTACCCCTGATCAGCTCCGCAAGCAGGCCCTTACGCCAGCCCAGGAGTTGCTCAAGCGCGACCGCCAGGAGAAGCAGTGACCACCGAGATCTGGCCAGGACCGGGCGACGCCAGCGCCCACGAACAGACCCCGCTGTTCCAGCAGGTCATCACGAAGGAGAGACCCGTGCCCGAGCACGCTCAGGAAGACACCGGCGACGAGAGGATCGACACCGGCAGCCACAACGTCACCGGCTATGTGAAGCACACCCAGCAGGAGATCGACGCCGTCAACTCGACGAAGGGCTTCGAGAACGACCTCGGCCGCTGGATCAAGCAGATGCAGACCGATCTCCCCAACCTCGATGGCCGGTGGGTCTCGATCGCGCGCACCCACTTCCAGCAGGGCTTCATGGCGCTCAACCGCGCCGTGTTCCAGCCGGAGAGCGAGCTGTAGTGCTGCCTCGGAGTAAGCACCTCGGCAGCCACTGGCACCTCGTCAGAGGTCATCGGAAGCCGGGCCGACGCGGTCTCCGGATCAGCGTGGTCCGTGACGGCGGCCGAGGCATCGGTCTGTGCCTCGGGTGGAGTCGTAACTACGTGGCACTGTTCCGCGCTACCCGGCGGCCGGTCAGCACGTGACGACGCCGATCATCGCGCCCGCGGGCGCACCGCTGCCCGAGGAAGCCACCGCCGTCCCGCCGCCCGGCGCGACCGCGCGGGAGATCCTCACGGCGCTCGTGGCCGCGATGATCGCCGGCGCCTCCGTCGAGCTCATCGCCCGCATCCTCGCCCGGTTCCCCGAGCTGACCCGCGCGCTCGTCGAGCGGATCCTCACCGGCCGGTCCTGGGGCGGGCTGCTCGGCGCGACCGCGGAGGAGCGCACGCTCATTCCGCGCACCGGCACGCCGCCAGCGCTGGTGCTCGAGCAGCTCGCCGCCCAGAACGCGTTCCGCCGCGCCGCGTACCTCGTCAACGCCGTCCGCCGGCTCGCGCCCGCGGTCGCCAGCGGCGACGTCGACCGGATCGTGCGCGCCGAACGCGCCGAGGACCGCTACTTCGCCGCCTTCCTCGAAGCCGAACGCCGCCGCGGTGTCGCCGCATCCGCCGTCGCGCTGATCGCCTCGCAGTACGGGATCAACGACCGCGGCGAAGTGCTGCTCGGCTGGCAGGCCGTGCTGGACAACCGCACCTCCGCCGACTGCCGATGGGCACACCGGCGCAACTTCAACGCCCTCGTCGTCCCCCGCATCGGTTACCCCGGCACCGTCCACCTCGACTGCCGGTGCCGTCCCCGCAGGCCCTGGAACACCGACCTGCGGGTTGAAGACGGAACGCCACCAGTACATCACTAGGAGTGACATGAGCTTCACCGACGAGCAGATCGCCCGAATCGCGCATGGAGCCGCTGTTGAGCTGGCCATTGCGCTGGGTCAGCCGGCCCTGGCGCCGTGGAGCTCGTATCCCGCTGACAAGCGCGCGGCCGATGCAACAGTAGTCAAGGTGGCGCGCTTCGGTGCCCCTCCCGCGGCCATCTACATGGCATATCGGCAACTGGATCCCGAAATGCCCGAATTCGATACCCTTTCGCCCGAGGAGCAGGCCGAGTATTACCTGTTCAGCGGCGTTTGTGTGGCGATGAACGCCGCCGCTGATGTCCGGACCCGGCACGAGAACGAGCTCCTCGCGCTCCGCGAAGCCGAGCAACTCGTCCAAAACGGTGGCGGGAACCAGCCGCTCCGGCCCGGCGCGGCCCCGTTCGGCGGCCTGCCTCCCGTTCTCGTCCAGGCTCCCCAGCCGCCAACTCGAGCCACGGAGGAGTGATGGTCAGCTCGCGCACGTACCCCGACCTCGACCGGTCGCCGAAGAAGAATTGGGTCGAGAAGGCCGGCGGTCTGCCGGACTACATCGAGCGGATCGCGAAGCACATCCACTACGAAGGCGGCAAGGAGATCGGCACCGCGATCTCGATGGCCATCTCCCAGGTCCGGAAGTGGGCTGCTGGCGGTGAGGGTGTCTCGGCGAAGACGCAGGCCCTGGCCTCGAAGGCGATCGCCGCGTGGGAGGCGCTCAAGGCCAAGAGCAAGGCTCGCACCGCTGTGCAGATGTCCGCGCGCCGGATCCAGGCCGAGGTCCTCGAGCTGAGCCGGAACACCCGCGGCCCGTACCGGCGTCACGTCGCTCACACCAAGCAGTTCGGCCGGGCGAAGGGCAACCTCCGCAAGCCGGCCAGCTGGCAGCATCCGTACGTGCCGAAGACGCAGGTCGCCGGCGCGATCAAGGCCAAGCACATCGCCCGCGCCGACGTCGACGAGAGCGGTCACCCGAAGCGCGGCAAGTCTGACGAGGTGAAGAAGCCGCTGCCGGCCAGCGCCGCGATCGGCGGGGAAGGCCGCAAGGAGCAGCGTACCGGCGCCGAGACGAAGAGCAACCCGAAGACGAAGCAGCAGGCCAAGAAGCCACTAGCCGAGGCCAAGACGACGCTGCAGGACCGGCGCAACGCGCTCGAGCGCAAGAAGGCATCCGGCACGATCTCCCCTGACGAGCAGAAGGAGCTGAACAGGCTGGTCACGAAGCTGAAGAAGGCCTCTTGACCAGCACCGGATATGTGGTACGGGCTGTTACTCTAACTTGGACCACCAGATCAACAAGGACGGCGCCATGAGCATCGAGGTCCTCTCGCCGGTCAGCACGGCCAAGGCCGTCGAGCTCGCGCGCGGGAAGTACAAGAAGCAGATCCTCCCGCTCACCGAGATCGCGTACAACGGCAAGACGAAGAAATTCGACATGCCGTATCTCCGCCGCGTTGTCGAGGCATTCAACAAGGGCGCTTATCCCTACGCGCCTGTGAAACTGGCGCCTGCGGACAACGCGCACACGCAGGATGTCCTGCGCACCGGCGGCCGGGTTGTCGGCTTGGAACTGTCCAAGACGGACGGTCTCGTGGCAACCCTCGAGCTCAACGACGACGGCACGAAAGCCGTCGAGCTGAGCGATGGCATGGTGCCGGTCTCCGTGCGAATGATCGAGAACCTCGAGCACTCCGACGGCGCCACATTCCCTGTCGCGCTGCACCACGTGCTGATCACCGACGATCCTAACGTCCGGAACCAGGGTCCCTGGAAATCCATCGATTTGTCCGCCGACGCCGGCCGGGACGGCGTCACCGAAACCATCGACCTGAGCGCCGAGCGATTCGGCACGGAGGAGACCATGACCGACACGAAGGCCAAGGTCGAGCTGAAGCTCACCGAGGCACAGCAGACGGCGCTCATCGAGCTCGCCGCCGAGCACGAGGAGCTCAAGGAGCTCAACCTCAAGCCCGAGGACTTCGAGGCCCCCGGTGACGAGGAGGACGAGGACGCGGACGCGGAAGAAGACGACGAGGGTGACGGCACCGAGACCACTCCGGCGGCACCCGTCACCAAGGTCCCGGCCACCGTCGGCCTGAGCCGCGACGCGACCGCCGCCATCGAGCTGGCCCAGGCCGACGCCTCGGCCGCCCGCGCCGAGACCATCGAGCTCAGCCGCAGGCTCCGGGCCGCCGAAGTCCAGCGCGAGGTCGAGAGCTGGGAGAACAAGGGCCTCGCTCCCTCGCTGATCGCCCTGGCCCGGCCGGCTCTCGAAGCCCCCGCGGTCATCGAGCTGTCGAACGGCAAGAAGACCGACGCCGGCGCCGTTGTCCGCGGCCTGCTCACCGAGATGGTCGAGCTGGCCAAGCGCGGTGAGGACGTCATCGAGCTCGGGATGCTTTCGGGTGCGCTGCTGGCGGACCCGGAGATCCAGCAGTCCACAATGGACGCGCAGCTCGCGTCCCTGCGCCAGCAGTTCGACAGCTGAGACAAGGAGAAACTTCATGCCGACCGTAGTCCAGGCGAAGATCCGGTTCGGTCCGGACACCTACCAAGTGTCCGATGCCGCCACGCCGGGCGCCAACGCCATCGACGGGGGTCTGCTCGTCGAGTTCGACGGCGTCACCGGTAAGATCAAGCAGGCCGTCGTCGACTCCACCAAGTGGCTCGGCGTCGCGCTCTACCCGGGAATGTCCGCCGCGAACCAGAGCACCAGCCTCACGGTGCCGTCCGGATACCCGGGGTTCATCGTGGACCACTTGCCGGAGGAAGTCGCAGTTGCCTGGGTCGGCGAATATCCGCTCCTCGCAACGAACGCCGTACTGGCGCAGGGGGACCTCGTCTACCCGGGTGCCAACGGAAAGATCCAGAAGGCCACCACCACAGGACGAGCCGTCGGCATCGTTCTCGAGCCTGGTGGCATCGCCGCAAACGGTCGCGGACTCGTCCGCCTTTTCCAGTAAGGAGGACGGGATGCCCGCAGCTGTTTCCGCTGGCATGTACTCGCAGCAGGGTCTGCGTGTCGCGGTCAACGACTACATCAAGAACCCGAAGCTCATCCAGGCGCGGATGCTGGACATCGCGCGCAACCAGTTCATCATGGAGGACATCCTCCGTGACGCTGGTGGCAACGACTCCGGTGTCATCCGGTACGAGCAGGACAGCCCGCTCTTCGCCGACAGCGACCCCTTGATCGTCGCCGAAGGCGCCGAGATCCCGCTGCTTACCGGTGGCGACGGTCTTCCGAAGGCCGCGTTCACCGTCAAGTACGGTGCCGCGATCGAGATCACGCGCGAAGCGCGGTCCCGCAACAAGGTCGACCAGGTCGACAAGCGGATGAAGCAGGTCCGCAACAGCTTCACCCGGCTCTACGAGAAGCTGCTCTTCAGCGCACTCTCCAACGCCGGCTGCCCGACGATGCCCGCCAGCGCGGCCTGGGACATTCCGACCACGAACATCCGCACCGACGTCATCACCGCAACGTCGGCGGTCCGGGAAGCGAACCAGAGCGGCGCAACCGCCGGGCCGGGCGTCGAGGACTACCTCGGGTTCGACCCGGACGCGCTCGTCATGTCGACGCGGACGAGGGATCTGTTCTTCGCGAACGACTCCGTCATCGACATCTACGGCAACGGCTTCACCTACGACACCAAGAACCCGGTCTACACCGGCACGCTCGAGAACGACTTCGTCGGGCTGCGCGTGCTCGTGAGCCGGTTCATGCCCGACAACGAGGTCTGGGTGATGGAGCGAAAGACCGTCGGCGGCTGGTCGGACGAATACCCGTTCGCCGTCGAGCCGCTCTACCCGGACAAGCCGCGACAGGTGTGGCGCACTGACGTCACCCGGCGCACGGCCATCTTCATCGATCAGCCGAAGGCCGCCATCAAGATCACGGGGGTGAACCCGTAATGCCGCTTCCCACCACCACGCCCGCGGACATCGAAACGGATCCGCGTAAGGAGTACGTGGTCAAGTCCGCCGTGCTGCCGGTCATCGTGGGCGTCAATCCGCGTACCGGCATCGACCGGTGCCGGCGCTTCCGTCGGGGTGATCGTGCCCCCCTCACCGTCGAGCAGGCCGAGCGGTTCCTCGAGCTGGACGCGGTGTTCGACCCGGACGAGAAGACACCTGAGCAGGACGCCGCCGAGACCGAGCGGCACGAGGAGACCGAGCGGCTCACGCGCAAGCAGGCGCTGCTCAAGGAAGCCGGCGAGCTCGGGCTGGAAGTCAACGACAAGATGACGATCCCGCAGCTCGAAGCTGTCGTCGAGGAGAAGAAGGCCACTCTCGCCGATGGCCCGGCCGACGGCACTGGCGGCCCGGACCCGGACGCGAAGTAGGAGACGACGATGCCCGGCTACTGCACGGCGGAGGACGTCATCGACGTGCTCACGCGTGACGCTGCGCAGGTCACGGGCAACGCCGCCTCGATCGACAGGGAGGCCGTCGACAAGTCCATTCAGGACGCTCAGGCGGAAATCGACTCCAGGCTCGCTCGCAAGTACACGGTGCCGTTCAACCCGGTACCGCCACTTGTAGCCAGCCTCGCGCAGGACATCGCGGCCTACCTCGCGGATCTCATCTTCCGGGAGAATCGCGACTACTCCACCGAGCTGAGCCCGATCTACCTGCGTTACCAGCGCGCCCAGGCTCAGCTCGGCCGGCTGCAGACCGGCGAAGCCGTCATCCCGCCGGACAGCAGCGACCCGGAAAACCCCCCGGAAACGGGAACGGGGATCCGGGTCGCTGCCGCCTACAGCCGCGGCCCGCTCGTCACCGGGTGCGAGTTCGACATCCAGGTCGGCTGCCTGCCCACTCCGGCTCCATTTTGGACTCCCGAGGGTTGGGGGATTCACTGATGGCCAACTACACCCGCCCCGGCATGGCCGGCAGCACGAGCCCCGGCAACTTCGAGAGTCGTATGCGCGAGCTGGGTCGGCTCGTTGGTAACGGGAAAATCACCACCGTTGTCCGGGGTGATCAGGCCTACATGCGGCGCCAGCACCAGAACCCGCTCTACGCGCACCCACGCGGCGGTGGACCCTTCTTCCTGCACAACCCATTCATGGCCTTGCACAGGGTTCACATCCAGCGAGTAGCGCAGGAACTGTTCCGCGGCAACACGCAAGTGCTCTACATCCGCTTCGGCGAGGACGTCGCCCAGCGTGCATCCCAGGAGGCCCCGACGGAGCTGGGCAACCTGCGCCGGTCGTTCTCTGTCGTCGTGAAGGTCGGCGGCCGCAGCATCTATCGCCGTGATGCTGCACAGCGTCGGCTCACCCGAGCCGAGCTGAACAGCCGCATCCGGTTGCGCCATATCGAAGCGCTCAAGAAGCGGTTCAACTCATGATCGCGACACAGGCGGTGGCGGACTGGCTCAACGTCCAGGACTTCGGGTTCCCGATGCACTGGCGACCTGGGCCGGAGCAGCTCGAGTTTGACGTCAACAACACCTCGGCAACGGTGACGCGTACCGGCGGAGACGGTTTGCTCGCAGAGGGAACTGAGGACGACTACACGCTCCTCCTGCTCGTGCGCAGTGGACGGGAGCGGCTTGGTGAGCTCGAAGCGGCAGCCGACCGTATCGACACGGCGCTGCTCAAGATCGGTAACGAGATGATCTGGGGCACGTACGTGCAGTTCGTCGACCGGCTCGGCGCCCCGCCGTTGCCGGACTACGAGTCCCCCGAGCGCGTGCTCATGGGAGCCCAGTACCAAGTCAGAGAAGGACGTGAAAATGGCTGACGAAACGCGGCTCGTCCGCACCGCGGGGGTGGCGGGAGAGTTTCGGCTCCCGGGCCTCCTGAACACGCCGGAAGGTCCCGCCGACCTGGTCATCACACCGGAGGGTACCGAGGTCACGCAGGAGCAGTGGCTCGCCGTGGCCGAGGCAGCCACCGTGAACCACGTCATCGTGCGCCTCGACGAGGAGTTCCCCGTCGCGGTCGCCGAGACGCAGGCGCCGCCTCCGGGCGCTGGCGAAGAGAACAAGATCGAGGACACCGGGACCGCCGTCGATGGCGCCGAAACGCCGCCGTCGAGCACCGGGTCGACGCGAAAGGGCCGGTGACCCATGCCGAACCAGGTACAGCCCGCGTACACGCGGCAGAACGTGCTCGTCGGCCAGGCGCGCATGTTCCTGCAGAAGATCGTCACTGGCAGCGTCCCGGCGCTCCCGGCCGACACGGTCGCGCTCGGCGGTGCGTGGCCGTCTGCCGGCGCGAACATCTGGGTCCCGGTAGGCGCGACCTCCGAAGGCCTCAACTTCCGGTTCCAGCGCTCGACCCAGGACGTCAATGTCGAGGAGCAGCTGACTCCGGTCCAGGTGAACACCACTGGTCTGGACATCTCGATGGAGATGGTCCTCTCCGAAGACACCCTCGAGACCATGGTCACCGCATACGGCGGTGGCTCGATCGTCACCGTCGCCGCGGCCACAGGCATCATCGGCAAGAAGACGCTGACCATCGGCAGCGACTTGGACAACTACGCCTTCGGCTTCGAGACCCAGAACCAGTTCGGATTCTTCCGACGGGTGCTCGTCCCGAGTGTCGTGTCCGTCGGCCAGGCCGAGACGCTCTACCGCCGGGCGCAGGACGCACGCCGTTACGCGGTGAGCTTGCGTGTGCTCTGCGCGCCGGAGGAGATCATCACCCTCGACAAGACTGCCAACGCACTGCCGTGATGAACGCAACCCGCGGTCGTGGCCCGACACCGCGGCCGCGGGTTTGCTTGGCCGCGTACTGAAGATCGCTACCAACGACACCAGGAGCACAACATGGCGTTCAACGTCACCGATGTCGTCGAACCGATGGACTGGGACTTCACCGATACCACGGTGGTTCGTGATGCCACCGCGGACGACAAGGGCCGGATCCCCGAACCATCCACCGAGATGGTCGATCTCTTCCGCGCACGCTACTACGGGCTGTTCGAGCAGCTGAACAAGGCCGAGGTCAACACCGAGGTCCGTGACGCCGAGACCCGGCTGGAAGCAGCCGAGCGCATCCTCGAAGAGGCCCGCAAACCCCTGAGCGACCGGATCGAGAAGTGGGCTGCGGACACCGCGGAGCCCGACAAGAACGCGCAACTCATCGACGAAGAGATGATCCGTATCGTCGCCGATGTCTGCGGCGGCTGCCCCACCGAGGCTCAGTTGCGCAAGCTCCCGAGCCGGCACTTCCGCGCCTTTTGCAGGTGGCTGAACAACGAGCTCGAAGCCCCAAAATTCAACTTCGCCGGGAGGCCCTGACCGCGCTCTACGGACCGGAGCGCGACCGGCGCGTACTCTACATGGTCCGCAGACACTGCAACCTCGGCGTGGACGAGTTCCAGGCTCTTAGGTGGGAGGAGCAGGAACTCATCCGCGAGGGATTGCTCCAGGAGTTCAGCCCCGATCGCTGGAAGGAGGAGATGGCCCGGTTGGGAGTGGGCGAAGAGACCACGGCGGCGGATGAGGTGGATTACCGCGAGGACAACAGCCTCGATGCGTTGGCGGACATTCTGCCAGGGGTCGGTTTCACGGTGAGGACGGTGTAGCGGATGGCGACGTTCGACGCGGGCAAGATCGAGGCCACCGCAACACTCGACCGGACGCCGTTTCAGCGCAGCCTCGACGCCGCGATCCGCGAAGGAAAGGCGCTCGACGGCCGCACCTTCACCGCGATCGCTGACCTCGACTACCGCCAGTTGGGCAAGAAGCTTGGGATCGCTGAGGCCCAGCTGTCCGAGTTCGCCCGCAAGAAGTACACCGCCAAGATCGACGCTGACCGCTCCGGTGTCCGTGCGGCGGTCGACGCGGCGTCTCGGGATCTCGACCGGGTAGGAGGAGGCCGCGGTGTCCACCTGCGCGCTGACCTCGACAACGGTCCCGTGCTGCAGAAGCTGCAGCAGATCGAGCAGGCGGCGAACAGGACCGCGGACTCCATCGGGTCCGGGTTCACGAGCAAGTTCCAGAAGATCAAGTTCACGTCGATCTTCGCTGGCATCACCCTCGGTGCCGCGGCCGCGGGCCCGCTGCTCACCGGTCTCGCCGGCGGACTCGGCGCGGTCATCGTCTCCGCGCACGGGCTCGGAGACGCGCTCAAGGCCTACTCCAAGGATCAGAAGGACGCCGACAAGGTCGCCGCCCAGGGCGCGTCGACCGCGCGCTCCAACGCCACGGCACTACGCAATGCCAGCGAGGCCGTCGAGGACGCCCGGCGGGCGGCCGGTCGCGCCGCCGAGGACAGCGCTGAACGGGCATCTCAGGCCGCCAAGAACGAGGTCCGCGCCGCGCAGGACGTCGTCGATGCGCAGAAGGCGATCGCCGCGGCGCGGAAGGAAGCCACCCGGGCGCTCGAAGATGCCCAGGAAAAGGTCCGCGACTTCGCGCTCGACCTGAACGGCGCCATCATCGCCGAGAAGCGCGCCGAAGAAGACCGGAAGAAGGTCTTCGAGGACGGTACCAGCACCGACCTGGACAAGGCCGAAGCACAGCAGCGTGTCGCCGAAGCCATCGAGCGCGTCAACGATCTCACCGACGAGCACCGCCGGAACCTCGAAGACCTCAACGAGCTCCAGGCCAAAGGCGTCGAGGGCAGTGACCAGGTCAGCAATGCCAAGAGGCAGGAATCCGACGCCGAGCAACGTCTCGTCGAGGCGATCCACGAGTCCGACCTGGCCCGCCGTGACGCGCAGAGATCCCAGGAAGACGCGGCGCGCAACATCGCTCGGGCGCTCCAGAACCTGAAAGATATTCAGGACCAGCAAGGCGAAGCCGCGGCCGCCGCAGCCGCGAAGAACGATGCTTTCGCCGACGCGATGGAGAAACTCTCGCCGGCCGGCCAGCGTGTAGTCAAGACGCTGCTCGCGCTGAAGGACAACTACGACCGGCTCACCGGTGAAACCCAGGCCGCTGTATTCCCAGGCCTCATGCGCATGCTCGACGCCCTGCCGGATATCGAATCCGAGGTCACTGGCGGGTTCAAGGCGATCGGCGGTGCGCTCTCCGACGTCGGCGACGACGCCACGGACCTGATCAAGAACCCGCTCTTCCAGGGTCAGCTGGAGCAGGCCTTCGAGAACGCCGCCCCCATCGTCCGCGGCGTCGGCGACACAGTGCTCGACCTGCTCGCCGACCTGGTCAAGTTCGGGTCCACCAGCCAGCCGATCGTCGAGGGCACCGTCGACGCCTTCGGCTCGCTTGAGGACGGCGTCGACCGCTTCTTCACCAACATCCAGCCCCAGAGCCGCGCAGCCGGGCAGACGATCTCCAGCTTCGGCCAGATCGTCGAGGACGTGCTCGGCGGTGCCGGCACGATCACCGCTCAGTTCTTCGACGAATGGGCCCAGGCCCGCAGCCACATCGAACCCGTGGTCCGCGAAGTCATCGACGTGCTCAGTGAATTCACTGGTGGTGGATTCGACGCGTTCGGCGACGACATGAAGATCGTCCTCGACGTGTTCAACGGCGCGCTGCACGTCATCGAACCCGTCGCCAAGATCCTTGGTGGGGTCGCTGGTGACGTGCTCGCAGCCAACCTTGCGTTCAAGCTCTTCGCTGGTCCCCTGGGCAAAGTCGTTGAGCTGTACGGGAAGCTCAAGCCGGCGAACATTGCTGCGTCACTTACCAGCTCGCTGCCTGCGTTCCTGCGTGCCGATACGACTATCGATTCGGTGACAGGCAAGATCACCAAAAACACCGACGGGCTGAGCAAAAACCAGATTGCGTGGAGCAAGGTAGGCTCCAAGGTCGCGGACGCAGGGAAGTACATCCCGCTCATCGGCCTTGCCATTGCCGGAGTTTCCGAGATCATCGACCAGTCGGTGCCGGATCTGGATGAGCTGGCTCAGGGCCTGCTCGACGGTGGCAAAGCCGCGGTCGACGCATCGAACCAGTTCCGCGATCTGCGCGAAGGCACAGCTGGCTTCTTTGACGTTTTCTTCGGTGACTCTGAAAAGGACGTTCGCGCCAAAGCCAAGCAGCTCTACGACGCAATGACTCCGCTGCAGCAGGCGCAGCAACGGAACACCAAGGCTGCCAACGACTACCAATATGCGCTAAAAACCTTCGGCGATCAAAGCATCGTTACCCGAGAAGCGGCCGAGAAGTATCGGATCACCACGCAAGACGTGAAGCAGGCTCAGTACGAGGCTGAGCAGGCTACCAAGAGCCACACCGAAAAGATCCGCGACCAGCAGGACGCGATGCTGGCGTCGGCGGGCAGCCAGGTCTCTTATGAGCGCGCCCAGATCCGTGTCAAAGAGGCCCAGGACAACCTCAACACCGCGATCAAGGAGCACGGCGCCAATAGCAAGGAAGCACAGGACGCAGAGCTGGAATACCGGCAAGCGCTCATTGACTCGGTCACGGCGGCGCAGTCCTTGGCCGACGCCAACAACTCGCTGCTCTCTCCCGCGGACCAGTTGAACGGTCGCATCAAGGCAGTCAATGATCAGCTAGTTACTCTTGCCGTCCAGGCCGGCACCGCGCTGCCGGCCGAGCTCCAGTCGATGATTAACAAGATGACTGACTCCGGGCTCGCTGCTTACGGTGTCACGGTCAACGTTGACGAGATGGGCAACAAGATCCTCTCCCTCCCGCCGGGCAAAGAGCTGCACTTCCCCACCGATGCGAAGCAGGCCACCGACGCCATGTATGGGCTTGGTGACGCGATCGGTTACGTGGACCGTTCGTACCAGGGTTGGATGAACAGCTACATCAACTTGATCAAGACTATGATCAACAACCCGGTTCCTGATGCAGGCACTGGCCTCGGCACGCCGGCGGGGTTCGGGTTCCTCGGCCACCGTGCCGGTGGCGGACCCTTCGTCCCGAACCAGCCCACCGTTGTCGGCGAACAGGGCCCTGAGCTTGTGTTCCCGGACCGCGCCGCCTTCGTAGCCACGGCTGCGCAGAGCAAGGCCATCCTCAACGGTGTAGCGCTGGCTAGCAACGGCGCGACCCGGACCGACAACTCAGACGTCGTCGGTGCTATTTACGCGCTCATGGGGATGTTCGCCGCAGGCCTGCGCGCGGAGTTCGACTCGAGCAGTCTCGAGACCGGGCTCATCCGAGCCCAGCGGCGAAGGGACAGTCGCTGATGGCGATCAAGAAGTACCGCTACTACTTCGGGCCATATGGCGACGTGCAGCTGCTCCCGTCGGTCACTCGGGATGCCGGTGTCGCTCCGGGACCCCAGTTCTTCGGAGCGATCAGCCGAAGCCTCACCGGTAGCCCGTCCATGCTCTTCTACGGAGCCCGGCGGCAGTGGAACCTTACCTGGCCCCAGAACATGACCGAGGACACCGCGCGGGCGATGCTCCGGATCGAAGCTTCGTATCGGCAGCGAATCCTGCGTCCTTACTATCTTCTCGATGCCAAGAACACCAACTACCTTCCGCCTGACGTCAGTGTCGTGGGATCCGAGAACAACTTGATCGACATCTTCGACTGGGGCAATGGCGTCACATCCCGAGTCAACACGGGAACCTTCCACACGGAGCTCGCCGGTGTATCCGACGGGTACCTGGTGCACACCGGCGTGACTGCGTCCACGTTCTCCACACGCTTCAAGCTGCCTGTGTTGGCCGGATCGCAATACCTGTTCTCCGGGTTCTTCGCCGGCAGCGGAACTATCAAGCTGGCGCTGAACTTCTTCAACGCGGCCGGCGTCTATATCAGCTCTCTTGTGGGCAGCAACATCGTGCTCTCGGGCACGACGACAGGTACCGTTCAGTCCTTGAGCATCGCCTCGGGCAGCGTGCCTGCCGGCTCCGTCGCCTTCACAGTAGGGTACTTCGAACAGACCGCTGCATGTGTCTGCAACACCAACGGATGGATGGTGCAGTACGACGAAACAGTACGCCCTACCAACGGATTCCTCCCCGGAGCAGGCGGGGCACAGGTGATCGTCGAGAAGATCGGGTGGACGTACACCACGCACAAACTTCGGCAGTACACGGCCTTGGTCAGCGAGGTGTGACATGCAGTTCGAGACTGACGTCGACCTCGAAGCCGCAATCAACGGTCCCGTGCTCTCGATCCGTCCGTTGCTCGAGTTCGACTTTGCCCGGGACAACACCTGGAGCGGAGCTTACGCCAACCAGTCCTCCGTGATGTCCAATGTGGACATAGACTTCGCTTCCATCCACGGAGACCTTCCTAGCGAGATCAACTCCGTAGTCGGCAGCTCCTCAGGCCTGATGACCGTCAAGCTCTCCGGATACAGCACAGCGGCGGGGCTGGATGTCACTCAGCTCTGGTCCAAGTACTACTCACCTTCGCCGCTGTTCTCGACCGACAAGGAAGGCACACCGGTCCGTTACTCGCGGATCGTATCAACCGCTGCAGGTCCGAGAACAATCCGCCAGTTCACGGGGTGGATCAGCGAGTACATCATCGACGAAGCTACTGGTGTCGTTACCTTGACGTGCTCCGATGTCTACGATCTACAGACTGCGCTCGTGTCACTTCCGGTATGGGCCCATGGGCCAGATGTCAGCGACACCAACACTCCTGGCCCTTCGGGCAAGGTCTCCTCCATGGCCGTCATCGATTCTTCCTGGGTCTACAGGGAAGTCTTCCGCCAGTCCGGCCGATCACTCTGGCCCAGCGTGCGATCCGACGCCGTAGGAATGGTCTCCGGGGATGGCTCCATGCTCCCGAGCGTGGGGGAAGTCGGGTGCGCGCTCAATGTTCCTGGGGTCCACTTTCTCAGTGTGCTTTACGAAGACTACAACGTTATTCCATTCCAGTTCGGCAAGTATGGGCTCACTCCCCTCTCGGTCAGCGGAACGCAGAGCGATGACATCACAGCTGTATTTTTGCGAGCCAGCCGAGCTTGCTCTGTTCCTGATCGTGGTTCTGGGGACCCGAATACCCTGTATGTTGGGTTCGCTGGATGGGTACAGTCGACGGGTTCTCCGGGTGCGACAGGTAGTCCAACCGATTTTCTATTTTCGCTGGGGGCCTCGGGAGCCGATGAAGGATATTTGCGGCTGCTGCTTTACGCGGGCGGCAGTTTCTCTCTCAACCTGTACGAGTCCAACTCATCCGGGTCGTCTAACGCTGGCCAGACCCGCACATACAGCTACGTGAGCTCGGGCAATTCGATCC